CTTAGCGAATTGGACATAGGTAAGATTGGTAGGAGTCACCACATAAGACAATCGCTTGAACCCAAGGATGTGAAGCAACTTCATGTGCATCTTGTTCCGAGGGTCAGCAATGTTATGAAGCATCTCATACTCTGTCTGTGAGGCCACCCATTTGCGGGCCTTCGAAAGAAATAGTTTGGGGTAGGAACGGACATAGGGCGTGGTAAGCATCCAAATGGCTCCGCAATGGGCATCTGTTCTGGATACCCCCGCTACCCCGCAAATCATACCATCGGGGTTCCAGAAGGTCACAGGATGGTCTGAAAGGAGGACAGACATCGTTACCGCATGGGGAAGGTCGGTGTGACCAAGACCAAGCAGTTCCTGTCTGTCCTCTTCTTGAAGGTTGTTGGCCACCCAGATTGCATCCAGGTGACCTGCCTTGTTAATCAGTTTCTTGCAAATACGCATGAACTCAGATAGCTTTGACGCCTTTGGTATTGTAGGTTCCTTCCCATTCAAGTGTTGTGAAGGCTGTTGGGAAGGGGCTGTCAGCAATCAATTCAAACTCAAACTGGTTTCCCTTCGCTAGGACAGGGACCGTACTTTGAGCATTACGAATGATTGGAATGTTGTTGGCCAGGTAGTAGTTGGCATTGATCTGAGGAAGTTCCAAAGAGAACTCATCTCTTCCTTCTGCCCTTACCACTGCCCGATACGGACCAGAGTTGTAGCTATTCACAGTGATGCGAGAAACCCTAGGGATGTTGATGGTATCCTTCTTGCCTTCTTCCTTGATGAAATAAAAGGCAGGCAACTGGGCAAGGGCCTCGTACTTGTAGCCAATGGCAAACTTGCTTGTTGTTTGATTACCATCAGCAGTCAAGAAGTACCGTTGACCCACGGGCTGTGCAAGATCCACCTGAAGGGTTTGTTCTTCAAAGTATCCAGCAATCTTTGGATCAAGGAACATCAGGACGGGCTGAAGGGTGGTGTCTTGGAAACCATCCTTGAAGCACACATGAGTCAGGTCAGCAGCTGAATCATAAGTAAGGGTTGGTTTGTAGTCAAAGAGATCCAGCCTCACATCCAGATAATCACCTTCAAAAAGAAGAGATTGATTAGGTGTTTCCGTTAGCAGAGACATCCGACTCAGGACATAATTGCTACCATGCTTGGTAATGACAAACATGATGTCCTGATAAAAGTCAAAGTATTCAATGGTTCCTGGAAGATTCCATTTGAACCAAGAGGATACTCGGGTATCTCCTACCTGAAGAAAGCGATAAAGATACAAGGAGCTGGTATTCTGTTTGCTACTCATTGCAACCGTTCCCGCAGACTGCGATACCTTCAGGTTAGAAATAGCAGCTGGGACATAGGTAGGAAGGAACCGTGTCAGTTCAGACACCCTGGGCTTACCACCAATGTTATCACCAATGTCCATCTCAAACACGGTAGTGCTCTTGGAACCTTCTTCAATGAAGAGGAAACTAGGACCAATATCAACCGGAGCAATGGTATCGGTTTGGTTGTAGGATGACAGCAGGTTGATCTCAGCTGTGTTTGGGGCAAAGGCTTCCGTTGTAGTTGTCAGGAAATACTGTGCATTGTCACCAAACAGAACAAGACCTGTGGGTGCTGGGATGGCATGTTTCAGACGGATAGGCCTTAGGCTGCTGGCACTGAGATCAATAGGATCGCTGGCGACAATGGTGATGGCTGTGCTCGTGAAGAAACTGAAGTAGTCTCCTGCCTGTGAGCAGATGACATTTTCACGAGACATGAGTACCAGTCTGTTCTTGTAAAAGGAGATACCATCAATGGATCTTCCAACAAAGGAAGGCATCGGTGCTGTGATCGTATCACCAACAGTACGGGGCTTCCAGTAGTTCAAGCGAACAGCATCACCCTCAAGGTTCTGTGTGTTCACACTGGTGATCGTGAATGTATCACCCAAGGTGTTCGCTACCACGTTGGTTGCGGCATACCCCTGACCTGCCTGGAGGATACTGATCGCATCAATCACCCCTGTTGTTTGTTGGATCTGTGTGATGCCAGCACGGGTCTCATTACTGATGCTCTGGAATGCTCCGTTTTGAACATAGGTAGTATCACCCTGAACAAGTTGGGGAATACTGGTAATACCAATTTGAACACCAACAAGATACCAATAGTATTGGGTTGTGGTCGTTGTGACATTTGGAGAATATCTACCTCCATATGTAGTGGTTGTGGTTGTAACTTGCCTGACATAACTGCTACTATTGGCAGCATAACTGTTGGTAACAGTAACAGACTTCACCTTCTCAACAGTAAGGCGTAAGTTCTTGCCAGCACCACCAGTCACTGCCATCTCTTCCCCTACCACATGACCACCGCTTGTTGCGGAGGTAATGCTGACAGCAGTAGGAATACCAGTTACCACAGACGTACCAGCACTAGCAATGGCTGATGCTTCATCAAGCTTACGGTAGGTGAAGGTTCCGTTGGCTTCCCTGATGATGACATGAGGCATGGTTTCCTCATTCAGTCCCAAGGTAATGCCAGGTGCAATGGTTTCCTCCCAATGACCAATACCAGCAGCACTGCCATCAGCAGTCCTGAAGATCACCCAATAATCATCTTCACCATTGGAACCAGATCCACCAATCTCAATCTTCACATTATTGAAGAATTGAGGGGGAAGATTAGCCACAGACGTCACAATACCTTTGTAGGCATTGATAGCTGTGCCCGTGCTACCGCCTTTTGCTTCAATGGTGAAGTCAACGTTGGTGTTACGACGGATGTGGATGGTGTTACCAACGGTTGTGGCTACCCAGTTGGCATTGCCATTGATACTAGCAGCCAGTCCAGTAACAATGTCAACCACATTGAGTTGCGTGTTACCATTGGTAGGAGTGGCATACGAGAACTGGGTTCCATTCAGTGTGATGATGTATGTCGAAGAATACGCAATGGTATCAACAGTGACAAACGCATAAGGTGTCTGAGCAGCACTGGTGGTGGCACCTTGCGCTACCGCCACATTGCGGTTCAAAACAAAGATGTAATCGTTGACCTGAAGGATCGCAAGATCGGCTGAGTCGGTGTGGGTTGCATACGTTGTGGATTCAGCAGCAACAGCATTCACTGTTTGCTGGATACCATTGTTTGCACTCCATATCTTCAAAGCACCTGCTTTGCTGAACTGAATGGCATACCGCTCACTGTCATCACGGAACACCATGAACCATGTGCCATCTGCTACCACATTAGGAAGAGCAGCAACACCACCAAGACCAGGACGCTTCAGCAAACCAGACGCAGTATCAGGATAGTAGTTATCGCAGACACGAAGCTGGTTGCTGTATTTGATTGAGTCGGGTTGTTGGGAAACACCACCGATCAGGTTAGCAATTTTCTGAGAGATGGCAGCCATTATCGTGCAATCGTACGGAACGGAGTGTAGGAGACATAGTAATTCTGACCACTTTCAACACCAAAGATGTTCACAGCAGAGGTGTCAGTGTCATAGGCAAGGCAGTTGGCTCTGAGCAGGGCCTCATCCACTTGGTTAAATTGGAACATCTCCTTGGATCCTACCACACTGCCAGCAAAGGTCCTAGCAGCCTTCTGGGTAACATAGTCTTGGAAGACCTGGGGAAGATCCTCAAAGTCAAACAACCACACCACGTCGCATAGGATTGGGTTGGCAGTAGGGAAGATGAAGCTATGGGAAATCTTATCGTAGAGTTTGCCCCCTCGCAAGACGGTCTGATAAGCTTGCACGTTGCTAGTCTTGTTATCCGAGATCTGGAGAACATTTGATGGTACTACGATCTCACCATTTGCATCAGGAGTGAACGGGTAATTAATTTCTGTGTTTACATGCCACCCTTCTCCTTGGACTTCACGATTTGTTGAATCGAGGATACTCAAAGCTAAAGCTATCTCTGGATTGGCAATATCAAGAGAAACTACTGGTGCTTGGCCGATACCAGTTAGCATCTGATTTACGGCTTGAAGAGTTGTGGTCATTGATGTTCACTTAGGTAAAGGATTGCTGAAGCTAATGTTGAGATGTTATCTTTGAAATTACCAATACCAACATTACAATGATGGCAAAGTAATCCTCTTACTTTGTTTGAAGTGTGACAATGATCTACGTGGAATGCACCTTTACCACCAGGAACATCCGTACCGCAGATGGCACAGCGACCGTTCTGGGCCTCTAAGATTTCTAGGTAGTCATTTAAGGTGATACCATAGAGTCGCTTTAATTCAGCACTACGTGCCTTATTTGGATTAGTGACTCTGTATGATGCACTATTTAATTTATTACAAAACTTACAATAACAATTATAACCATCTTTAGATTTGGTGGCTTTGTGAAACTCTGTTAAAGATTTTTCAATTTTACATTTGGAACAGACTTTGATTTGAGTCATTGATTGGGTAATTATTAAAAAAAAGGACCCAACCCTTAATAGGTCAGGTCCTTATGAAAAGATCACAAAGGATCAGGTGTTGCGGAAAGCACCAGCAACGCCAACGCGCACAGCGCCAGCACCGTAGGCCAGACGGCCCACGATCACGTCGCCCTGATAAATCACCTTGGTGTCAGCACCCGTGGTCTGAACCGAGGGACCGATGGCTTCCACAACGCCAGCAGCGTCACGGTGGAAGATTAGGCCGCAGCTGTTGGTGAAGTTGGAAGCAATGCCGTAGGAGTTGTTCTCGCCGGTCACAGCAGCAGCATCAATGGCAGCGCCAGAGGCGGAACCATACTTGCCCAGGAAGGGGATGTTGTTACTCTTCTTGATGCTGATACCAGCGATCTCATACAGGCCGTCGCCGGAGTTCATGGAACCCTGGTTGTTGCCATACTCACGGTACAGGATGTTGGTGTCAACCTGGCTGATCAGGGCGTAGTACTGACGGGGGGACAGCACGGCCACACGACCATCCTTAGGAGCAGCCACTTCGTCAAGACGGGCAGCAGCTTCAAAGAAGCCGTCCACCAGGGCTTGGGCATCATACTCCTTGTTGGCACCCAGGTTGATCTGGAAACCACCAGGCTCGCCGGTCACGGCAGCAGAGGCAGAGGAGGCACGATCGAGCACACGGAAGATGCGACGATCATAGAACTCAGCCAGGCTCTGGCCGATCTGACGGGCGATAGGGCCACGGATGTCATACTGGCTCATCACCTCATCGAGGTCATCCACGAAGGCACTGGCAACCAGCAGGTCGTCCATTGCGATGGTGGTCTCGGCAGCAGGAGGGTTGCCGGAACCCAGGATGGGCACACCAGCAACGTGGTAACCAGCCGAGATACGACCGGTGTGGATGAACTGGGCTTGCTTGCCACCACGGAGGGTCCGGTTCATGACCAGATCCTTGGCGATGGTGCTGTTACGGAAGGCCTCGTAAACCTCGCCAGTGAACAGTTTCAGGAAAAGAGCGGTAGTGCTGCCAGCTTTGTTAGCCTGGCCAAGATAGGTAGGTGTTGCAGACATTG